ACGTTATCATTTGAACCAAGTGTAACGTCAGTTGCAGTAGCAGTCGAGAATGGGTTCTGAGCAAGACCGTATCTTGTCTTGAAACCAATCTTAGGCTGGAAAGTGTTCTCACCAACTGCACGAACCATCTGAAGAGGCACGTATGGGCAGTAGAAGACACCAGCATCGTAAGGCGAAGAACCTTTATAACCCACAACAAAGTACTGTTTTGCAGCAGCGTTTGCCATGTATGGGTCAATGTACACTTTGTAACGACCATTCAGAGTACCAGCGAAGGTGTTACCAGCGTCATCGACTTGAAGGTTGTTGTTAAGTGCCGGAGCGTAATCAAGTACACCAGCCATCTGAAGTGCAGACGCAACGTCTGAAGAACAGATAATGATGTTACCTTTACCTCTACGAGTTTGCTGAGCGATTACGTTTGCATCTCTCTCAACTTGGAACATAAGTCCTTTGAACTTCTCAACAGACCAACGACCATTTGAGTCAGTGTCCATGTCGAAGATACCACCGTTAGTAGTGTCGGTCTGAGCACCTGGCTTTGCAGCCTTGTAGATAGAACGAACAACTTCACGGTTGATTTCTGCAAGGATTTCAGAAGACAGAATGTTAGACAGTTCTGTTTCTGCGTCAAGACCATGAATTGCTTTAAGGTCTTGTGCGAGTTCCATAGTGTATTCTGCTTTAAGAGCACGAGTCTTTGCAGTAACAGTCGCCTTTTCAATGGTGAATGCCATTTGAGCGAAAGCGTTACCAGCGGAGTCACCCTGTGCTTCCATGTTTGCAGTTGTATCACCTGTACCAGAAGTGAATGTACCAGCAGGTGCATCATTCAAGATAGCAGGGTTAGTACCAGCGTGAGTGCCTGCACCAGAGAAGTCAGTATCGGCTTCGTTGAACAGTGCTTCATCACCACCAGCAGAATTGATTCTTGATTTCATTGCGAAGATAAGTCCAGTTGGGCCAGTCATTGGCTGAACTGCACAGATATCGTATGCAATCAAGTTAGGCATTGCACGGCGTACAAGCGAAATTAGGATAGGGTCCCAATTACTTGCAGACGCAGTGTTGTTAGCAGGTGCGGCTTCCGAAAGGAAAGCAGCATCTTCTTTAAGTGCTTTTTCTTGGTTTTCCAAGATAACAGAAGTGACGGCACGCTTATAGTTATCAGCAATCTCAGGCAAATCTGGGTGCTGAAGGACTGGCTGCCACTTTTCTTGTAAGTTTTCTGAATTGAACATCTTAGTTCTCTCCTATGTTTTCTATATTACTATTATTTATTAAAAGTTACTTTTTCACAATGTTGAAAGCCTCGGCCCCGTAGGGTTTTGACTTCTGGATAGCGGACATATACGCAGCCATAGCGCCACTAACGTCAACTTCTTGATTTTCAGTTTCTACTTCTTCCTCAAGGGTTTGGGTAGCAACTGACTTAGGAAAATAATTTTCCTTCAAGGTGTTAAGTTTTGCAGTGAAATCGTCCTCACTGGTGAACTCAACATCTTCAACTAATCCCTCAAACTTTTCCTTTTCAGTCTCAGCGAGGTCTGTTGAAACTTTTGCGATAACCTGTTCACGAACAAGTGTAGATTTCTCTTTGTTCATGGTAGTCATCTTCTCGATTGTTTCATTGAGTTTAGACTCAAGTTCTTCAATCTTCTGAGCTTGACCCTCAAGGATGTCGTACTTCTCATCTGGAACATCAATGTAATGCTCTTCAAAGAGTGCCTTCAATCCTGTGATAAAGTCTTCTGCAATTTCACCTTTTAACCCACGGTCAATAGCGAGTTCGTTCTCTTGCATCCACTCTTTAACAACATAGTCAAGGTAAGAATCGACTTTTTCAGTCAGTTCGTTTTTGAAAGTTTCTACTTCTTCTGCAACTTCCTGTGTCTTCTCCATGTCAAGTCTTTCGACTTCACTACGCAGTTTAGACTTCACGGCAGCTTCAAAGATTGTAGTTGCTTTTGCAGTAAACTCTTCAGAAAGGTCTTCACCTTCCACCAAAGCGTTTACGTCATCTGTTACGTCAACGGAGTCGATATCAAGAGCTTCCTTCTGCTCATGCTTTCCACCACACTGAGATTCAGCGTATTCTTTTGCATCTTGAGCATTCATAGCATTCATCTTATCCATCATTGCGTTGATAGCATCTTTCTTGGATTTGATTTTCATGGCCATGATAGGCTTCTCTTCTTTCTCTTCCATTTCTTCCTCATCGTCTGAATCCTTTTCGTCTTCATCCGACTCGTCTTCTTCTTTGAGTTTTTGGGGTGCTTCGTCAC